GCGGCGTCGATGTGCTCGAGCACGCTCGGGTCGATCTGGGCGAGCGGGCCGGCGGCCTCGAGCGTGCGGAGCAGGCCGGTCGCCTCCTCGTTCCTCTGCATCCGCGCCATCGGCGAGAGGTAATCGACCTCCACGAAGCCGCCGTCGTCGACCAGCTCCCGGGGCATCGGCGGCAAGAGGCCGGCGGCCTCGGCAATGTCGAGCTCGCGCTGGATCAGCGGCCCGACGAGCTCGGCCTGCTGCCGGCCCATGGTCGGCGCCAGGAGGGCACCTTTCTCCTGGGCCCTGAGCATGGCCTCGGTCGCGGTCATGCTCGGGGTTTCCACGAGGATCTGAAAGAGGCTCACGAGGAACGCATCGTTGATCGACCGGCGGCGCTGCTCGAGCACCTCGAACGCGATCTCGAACCGGGCACCCGTCTCGAACGGCCTGATCCGGGGGTTGCCGTTGCGGTCGAGCCAGCCGGCATTGACGGCGTTGGGGATCATCAAGGGCGGCGGGAGCGTGTCGTCGGTGGCGAGCAGGGGCGGCTCGGTCGCGCGGTTCGCCTGGTTGATGGTCGTCCGGCTCATGCGGTTGACCATCTTGATGTCGGCGAGGCTCTGGAAAGCCGGGCTCCGGCCATAGAGCTCGCCCGGGCCGGTCACGTAGCGGCTCACCGCGTAGGGCATGGTGCGGAAGCCGCCGGCGCGGATGGTGAGCCGGTCGTCGACGCTGACGTGCACGGCGCGCCAGGGCATCCCGTCCGGGCCGGCGCGGCCGGGGCGGGCGGCGTCGTTCGGGACAACGCAGTGCAGGAAGGCGAAGCGGCGGTCGGGCTGGCGATCGACGGCCTCGCGGCATTTCGGCGGGGCGTCCTCGCCATACTCGCCGATGGCCTGGCGGGCGGTGAGGCTGAACCGCCGGAACACGGCGTCGACGCGCCCGCTCGCATCCTCGTCGATGAAGAGGTCGGCGAGCGGGATGGCGCGATAGACCAGGGCCCGGCCCATCTCGTCCATGGCGCTGACGGCGCCGGTGCCGAAGGCGCCGAGCGAGAGATAGTGCTCGTGCAGGTTGCCGTAGAAGTTCGCCCGGCTCGCCGATCGCAGGGCGAACAGGGTTTTCGTCACCTGGTCGAGGTAGCGGCTGACGGTCGGCCGCTCGGCGAGCTCCGGCCGGCGGGGCTTCAGGCCGTGCCAGGTCGAGCCTCTGGGGGTGAGCATCGATTCCATCGCGGCCGCGAAGCGGTCGAGGGCGAGGGGTGCGGTCGAGTCGAAGATCAGGTCGCGGGAGTTGGCAAGCCGGCGCTGGCCGGTGAACTGCTGGCGCGGCAGCACCCGCTCGGCGATCTCCTCCCAGACCGGCTCCTGCTCGCCCTGGCGGGCGGATGCCAGGCGCTCGAACCAGCGGATCAGGTCGAGGGCCTCGCTCTCGCTGCCGGCGGCCGGGCGGGCGCCGTTCATCGGGCGTCCTCCAGGTCGGGCCGGTCGGCGAGGAAGGTGCCGAGGCTGGCGGTCGGCTGCGCCACCGTCTTCACGGCGAACATCATGCCGGTTTCGAGATTGGTGCGGGCGAGGGCCGCCCATCGTTTCGCGCTCATGGTCGGCGCGCGTTCGGCGAGCTCGTCGCAAAGGCTGCAAAGCGAAACCTCGATCTTCTTCAGCTCGGCGATGTCGGCGAGCTCGGCGCCGGTCAGCTCGCGCCAACCCGCCATCCTTTTGGCGGCAATCTTCCGGTGCTGGTTCTCCATGTCAGGAGCCGCCACCGATCAGCATCCGCGTGCCGACGGCGCCCATCTTGCCGCCGGTGCCGGTCTCGCCGGTGAGCATGGTGGCGGCGCGGCCCGTGCGGAGGCGGTCCTGGTCCTGCTGCTCCTTCAGGATCTTCGCCTCGTCGACGACGGGCTCCGCCGGGGCCTTCTGCATCGGCTTCGGCTTGGGTGCGCTCAACAGTCCGCCCATGTTCGGGGCCTCCTCTTCAGTCCAGCATCGAATAGGAATGGTGCGCGATGGTCGGGCCGCTGACCTGGCCGAGCTCGCGGCCGGCGGTCCTGGGGAGCCCGATGGCGAGCGTGCGGAGCGCGTCGGCCGGATGGCTCGCCCAATCGTGCACGGGTGCGGGTGCGAAAATCTGGCTCTTCATCCGCCACTCGCGGCGGTAGTGCCGCAACGCCCGAAGCCCGGCGGCGCAACGCTGCCGGTCGAACACGCAACGGGGCAGGATGGTCCGCACCGCGTTGATGCCGTCGACCACCGGAAGCCTTTCGACGGTGGTGGCGCGGATGCCGAGCGTGTCGAGCGTCTCGAGGCGGGTCCGGCCGGTGCCGATCTCGGTCTGCTCCACGTCATGCGGGAGCAGATGCGTGCCGTAGGCGTAGCCCTTGCGGCCGAGCTCCGCCGCGTAGTGGTCGAGCCCGACGCCGAACGCCTCGTAATAGTCGACGAGCCGGACCTGGAGCCCGACGAGCTGGAAAAACCAGATGGCCGTGGTGTCGTCGAAGCCCAGATCCCACGCGGTATGAACCAGGTGGGCAGGGTCGAGCGGGACGACGGCGAGCCGGCCTTCGGCCTCGGCCCGGTCGAGCTCGCGGGCGTAGTAGGCGCCGACGATCGCGGCGGTGAAAGAGCACTCGAATTCCTGGGCGAACTCGGCGGCGTCCATCTCGCCGCGAAGGCGCTCGAGCTCGGCCGGGTCGATGACGCCGGTGGCGCTCGCCGGGTACATCAGGCCCTGCCATTCGGGGTCGGTCTTGCTCTGCTCGAACAGCCGGAAAAGCTCGTTCTCGCCCTTCGGCGTGCCGATCGCCAGCATCGAGCCCATGCGGTCGGCGAGGGCCGGCCGGAGCGATTGCGACCAGGCGCCGGGCTTGAACTGCGCCACCTCGTCGAGGGTGACGTGATCCCAATAGTCGCCGCGCAAGCTGTCCGGGTTGTCGGCGCCGAGCACGTAGATCGACCGGTCGCCGGGGAGCACGGCGCGGCTCTCGCCCTTGACCATGACGGCACCGGGAATGGGCTTGGTGTAGGCGGCCAGGTAATCCCAGGCGATGCGCTTCGCCTGCTTGGCGGTCGGCGCGATATAGGCGGTCTTGGGCCGCGCCATGTTGCAGCGCAGCGCCCGGTCGACGGCCTCCATCACGCCGAACACCGTCTTGCCGAAGCGGCGGTGCGCGACCAGCACCGAGAAGCGTTGCAGGGCGGCGTGGGCCTCCTGCTGGTGCGGCCGCGGGCGATAGCCGAGGTCGATCGCGATCATGGCGCCTCGGCCCTGAGAACAGGGGCGATCAGGCCGGCGGTACGCTTGCCGTACCGGGCGGTACGTGGTACATACCGGGCATGATCCGGAGCTTTCGCGACAAGCGCACGGCGGCGGTTTTCGAGGGCAGGCTCCGCAAGGGTCTGGCCGCCGAGCTGGCCGGGAAGGCGCGAAGGGCGCTGGAGAGAATCGATGCCGCGGAGAAGGTCGAGGACCTGCGGCTGCCGCCGGGCAACCGGCTCGAGAAGCTCGCTGGTGATCGCGCCGGCCAGTGGAGCATCCGGGTCAACGACCAGTGGCGGATCTGCTTCGTCTGGCGGAACGACGGGCCGCACGAGGTCGAGCTCGTGGACTATCACTGAGGAGATGCCGGCATGACCATCACGCGCGAGGACCTGGACGCCGGACGGGTCGACTTCTCGGAGCTGGGCGATGGCGTCGGCGAGCCCCTGCCGCCCTGCCATCCGGGCGAGCATCTGGCCGACTTCCTGGCGGATTACGGCTGGTCGGCGCGCGAGCTGGCGCGGCGGCTGCACGTCCCGCACAACCGGGTGCTGGCGCTGCTCAAGGGCGAGCGGGCGCTCTCGGCCGACACGGCGCTGCGCCTGGCGCGGCTGTTCGGGACCAGCGTCGAGCTCTGGCTCAGGTTGCAGATGCGCTACGACGTGGAGCGGACGCGCCTCGAGGAGGCGACCCGGATCGCGGCCGAGGTCGAGCCGGTGGACCGCGCCGCGGCCTGACCGGCTCACGCGGCCTCGCTCATGAGAGGGCCGATCAGGCCGGCCGCCTCGAGGGCGTCGAGGGCGGCGCCGAGCACCATTTCCGCCACGTCGGGGGCTACCGCGTCGCCGTAGGCGGCGACAATCTGGCGAGCCAGTCGGGGGGAAAGCCCATCAGCCAGCCGGAGATGGCGGCCACAACCGCCATTCCATCCATGCCAGTCGTCGAGCCAATCCACGCCGGTAGCTGCGGGGCCTTCCGTCTCTGCTGCCCGGCGCCGGCGCCGACCGTGCCGTCCTTCCGCATGGGCGTCGGCGCCAGCGTCCGGCCCGTGCTCGATCCGGTGAGCACCAGGTCGGACAGGCTCAAGCCCGGATGCGCCTTCGATCCCGGGGCGTTTCTCGAGCCGCTCGCCCGGCTGTCGGCCTTGGTCGGCGTCGGCAGCACCGATCGGGCGAGGGTGGCGAGGCTCGGCTTGCCGGCCGTCGCATAGGCCGGCCGGCCGTCGCCCGGGCAACCGTTGTTGCTCGAGCCGTAGGCGGTAGCGGTCGGGGTCGGCAAGCGCGGCGGCGGGAACCGCGACGATCCAGCACCGGAGCCGGCGGTGCGGTGCGCCGGCATGGATAGCACCGACCACGAAAGGCCGCGCGGCGTAGCCCGCTGCCGCCAGGCTGGCGAGCAGCCAGTCCGCGCCGCGACCGCGCAAGCCAGGGACGTTCTCAAGCACTGCCAGAAGGGGTCGAACCTCGCGGACGAGTCGGATGAACTCGCCGGCAAGTCCGGTGCGCTTGCCGCCGGTCCCGCGGCCTCTGGGGTTGGCGACGCTGGCGTCCTGGCAGGGCGGCGAGCCCACCACGATGTGCGGCAGTGTTCCCAGATCGGCGAGCAGGCGGGCGGCCGTGAGCTCTTGCACGTCGTCATAGATCGGCACCTCGGGGAAGTTCTGGGCGTACATGCGCCGGCGCGCCGGGTCGGCCTCGCAGGCGGCCAGCGTCCGGATGCCGAGCCGGTGACAGGCCAGCGACCAGCCGCCGGCGCCGCCGGAAAAGAGGTCGAGGGCCTCGAGGGTCATGCCTCGGGCTCGTCCTGCTGGTCGTCCTGCTGCCCGGGGTCGAGCTCGTCGGGGTCGATCTCGGCGGCCTCGCCCTCGAGCGTCACCGGGCGATCGCCGGCGCGGATGATGCCCGTCACCAGGATCACGGGGCCGGCAATCGGCTGCTCCTCGGCGAGCGTGACGGGGGCGCGGCCATAGCCTCGATCGAGCAACTCACGAACCGCCGCGAAGGCCACGCGGTGATCTTCGCAGCGCATCAGCTCGACCAGCCGGTCGATGGCCTCGCCCGTGTGCATCCTGGCCAGGCGCTTGACTTCGGCGACGACGGCAGGCCGGCCGCCGGGGTTTCCGCTCTGGCCCTTGGCCCATTGCACTGCCGGCTCCGCGCATCGTTCGGGGCCGCAGTATAGGATTAAAAGCCTTGCTCTTGCAAGGCGGCGGAGCTATCCTTCCGGGCTGCGCGGGGAGCCGGTTTCATCGGTCCGCTGACACCGGGAAAGACCGGCGCCAGGGCCTGGCGTCCAGGCTACGGGGTCCGGATCGGCCGGGCAGCCTCTTCAATCATCGTGATTGGGGGTTGCCCAAAATGAGCTACGAAGTCCCGGCCCATTTCGTCCAGCAGTACACCACCAACGTGCAACTGCTGCTCCAGCAGCGGGGCAGCAAGCTCCGCGGCCACGTCACCGAGCACGGCTTCACCGGCAAGGCCGCCAAGGCGGTCGAGCAGGTCGGCAGCGTCACGGCCGTCAAGCGCACCTCGCGCCATGCCGACACGCCCTTGATCGCCACGCCGGCCGACGCCCGCTGGTGCTACCCGGACGACTACGGGTGGGCCGATCTGATCGACGATGTCGACAAGCTCAAGATGCTGATCGACCCGCAGTCGAGCTACGCCCTGAACGGCTCCTATGCCATCGGCCGGAGCATGGACGACGCCATCATCGCGGCGGCCACCGGCGTCTCCAAGGCGGGCGAGAACGGCACCACGAGCAAGTCGTTCCTCTCGACTCAGGAGGTGGCGGCCAGCGTCGGCAGCACCACCGGCATGAACCACGCCAAGGTCAGGAAGGCGCGCGAGCTCCTCGAGAAGGCGGAAGTCGACGTCGACAACGACCCGCTGACCATCGCCCTTTCCGCCGTCCAGGCGATGGAGCTCTTCGGCGAGACCATCACCGGCAGCGTCGACTACGTGAACGGCCGGCCGATCGTCACCGGCAAGCTGCCGATGCTCTACGGCTTCGAGTTCGTCTGCATCGAGCGGCTGGCCAAGGCGTCGAACGACCGGTGGGTGCTGGCCTTCGCCAAGTCCGGCCTGCACCTCGGCATCTGGGACGAGATCAGCACCGAAATCGACCGCATCCCGGGCAAGTGGGGCTCGCATCAGGTCATGGTGAAGGGCTCCTTCGGCGCCGTCCGGAGCGAGGAAAAGAAGATCGTCCGCATCCTGAGCACGGAGTCCTAACCGATGGGTGTTGTCGCAACGCAGTCCACGGCGGTCGCCAATCACCTCGCGGTGCCGGCGATCGTCTCGGACGTCTCGATCAATGGCGGCCGCAAGCGGTTCGCCACGGCCTCGGTGGCGATCGCCTCCGGGGACGACGATGGCAGTGTCTACTTTCTCCTGCCGGTTCATTCGTCCTGGGTGATCACGTCGATCAAGGTTTTCAACGACGCGATCACCTCGGGCACCGACTTCAATCTCGGCCTCTACAATGTCGATCTGACCGACGCCGACGAGAACGTCTACGCCGACGCGATCAGCCTGGCCACGGCCAGCCTGGTCGGCGTCGAGCAGGCTTTCGAGGCGCGCGACATCACCACCATGGGGCGCCGGGTCTGGGAGGATGCCGGCGAGGCGTCGAACCTCGGCAAGTGGTACTTGCTGGCGCTGACCGGCGTTACCGTCGGCTCGGCCTCCGGCGATGTGGTCGTCGACGTCACCTATACCGTCGACTGACGGGGTAGGCGGGGCTCGCCCGGTGGTGCACGGCACCGGGCGGCCTCGCCGCTCTGACGATGGCCACCACCATCGACCTCCTCAATCGCGGGCTCCTCAAGCTCGGCTGTGACCGGATCGAAAGCCTCGGCGACGATCTGGAAGAAGCGCGGGCGGCCGCCGCGATCTGGCCAACGGTGCGCGACTTCGTGCTGTCGGCCGCGGCCTGGCGCTTCGCCATGCACCGGACCACGCTCGCCACGCTCGGGCCGACTCCGGCCTTCGGCTATCTCCACGCCCTGCAACTGCCCTCGGACTGCCTGCGGCTCTACCAGGCCGGCGAGGACCTGGTCGCCATGCGCCTCTATCGGGGTGCCGTCGAGGGCGGCTATCTGCTCACCAACCAGGCCGCACCGGTCCCGGTGCGCTACGTCCGCCGGGTCGAGGACGCCTCGCGCTATCATCCGGATTTCGTCGAGGCCGCGGCCTGCCGGCTGGCGGCCGAAGCCTGCGAGCGGCTGACCGGCAACCGGGGGCTGCTCGAGCTGCTCGACCAGCAGTTCCGGCTCGCCCTCGAGCACGGCCGGGCGCACGACGCCATCGAGAGTGATCCGCTCGCCCTGGCCGAAACCGGCCCGTGGGTGGAGTCCCGGCTGTGAGCGCCTGGGTGAAGGAAGAAACCCGGGGCGGCGTCGTCCATGTCGAGGCCGGCGGCGACGATCGCCGCGCGGTCCAGGCGGCCGTCTCGGACTATCTCCGCCGCTGGCCGCCGGCCGGCTACGATACGCGCTTCGGCACCGTCGCCCGGAGCGGCGACGGGTTCCGCGCGGTCGGCTCCCGCCTTCGCTCCTGCGACTGATGCGGCTCTATCCGGCATCGCTCGCCTTCAATGCCGGCGAGCTCTCGCCTTTGCTCGAGGGCCGGGTCGACCTGCCGTTCTACGGGGCGGGCGCGGCGGCTTGCGAGAACTTCCTGCCGACCGTCCAGGGGCCGATCGTCCGGCGGCCGGGCTTCATCTTCAAGGGCGAGCTCGGCCACGGCCTCGGCCAGGAGCCGGCCCGCGCGGTCGTGCTGCTGCGCTTCGCCTTCAGGGCCGGCGAGTCGTATCTCCTCGAGGTCGGCGATGGCTACATGCACTTCTGGGCGCAAGGCGGCCAGGTGCTCTCGGGCGAGGGCCTCGAGCCGCTCCACCTCGAAGCACCCTGGCCGGTCGCGGCGCTCTTCGATGCGGATGGTTGCCCGACGATCGACCTGGCCGTTTCGTATGACGTGGCCTGGCTCACCGTCCCGGGCTATCCGGTCCATCAACTGAACCGGCTCGGGCCGTCGACTTTCGAGCTCGTCGAGTTCACGCCGGTCGACGGGCCGTTCCTCGCCATGAACCCCGATCCCGACCTGCTCTTCTGGGTCGAGGATCTGAGCGGGACGACGTGCCGGCTCAAGGCGAGCGGCACCGGGGCCACCTCGCTCCTGATCGGCACCGGCGATGTCGACCGGATCGTCCGGCTCTGGCCGGAGCAGACCGGGGCGCGGCCCTGGGAGCCGGATACCAAAGTCGCCCTCAACGACGTGCGGACCTTCGGCGGCCGCTTCTACAAGGCGGTCGACAAGGTGGGTGCCTCCTGGCCGCACTACACCGGCACCGTCTCGCCGACCCATGTGCGCGGCCAGGAATGGGACGGCAGCGGCACGCGCGCCCAAGCCGATGGCGGGACCGGCACGGCCGGCATCCTCTGGCAATATCTCCATTCCGGCTTCGGCCTCGTCCGGATCACCAATGTCCGGACCTCCACGCTGCTCGCCGATGGCACGGCCGCCGTCGACTGCGATGCGGTGGTGATCGACGAAACGCCGGACGGCCGGCAGCTCACCCTGCCGACCGGGATTCAAACCACCTCGTTCAAGACCTCGAGGTGGGAGCTCGGCGCCTGGTCGCCTTCCACGGGCTATCCGGAAGCCGTCACGATCTTCAAGGAGCGGCTCACCTTCGGGGCCCGGCGCTATGTCTGGTTCTCGAGAACCGACAGCTTCGCCAGCTTCGGCGATCGCTCGGACGCCGACATTCTGGCCACCGATGCCATCGTGACGCCGATCGGCGGCGAGCGGGCCGGCGCCGTGCGCTGGCTGGTCGGCGGCGGGCCGCGGCTGATCGTCGGCACCGACAACGGCGTGGTGGCGATCGAGGCGTCGGCCAGCGGCCAGCCGTTCGGCCCGGGCAACCTCAATGTCAGCGAGCAGACCGCGGACCCCGTGCGCCGGGTCCGGCCCGTGGTCGCCGGCAATCGCGTGCTCTTCGTCGAGCGCTCGGGCCAGCCGCTCCGCTCGCTGACCTTCGACATTTCGCGGGAAGCGCTCGATTCGGCGGACCTGAGCGGGCGATCGGAGCACATCGCCCGGGCCGGCATCGTCTCGATGGCCTGGCAGGGGCCGCCCGAGTCGGTGCTCTGGTGCACGCTCGGCGACGGGTCGCTGGTGTCGTTCACCTATGATCCGGCGCAAGAGGTGGTGGCCTGGGCGCGGCACCCGCTCTCGGCGCGCGACGGCCTCGAGCATCCGGCCGGGCCGCAGGCGATCCAGGTGCAGACGATTCCGGGCTCGCCCGGCGACGACGGCGCCGACGAGGTGTGGCTCCTCGTGGCGGAGCTCGCCGGCTACTACACGCCGCCGGGCTCGCCTCCTCAACCGTGGTTCGCCAGCACCCTGCACCGCCTGGCGCGGCCGCACCGGCCGGGCGACGATCGCGCGGCCGCCGTCTATCTCG